AACACCTAACGATGATGGAACTATTCCGATTCAATATGAACGTTGGTGTTCATTTAGTCCTGTAGAAGAACATCGTTTAAGTGGAGATCATATTATTAGTGTTGTATATCCAGAAAATAATATTCTGGATAATTATGTCAATAAACTAAAAGAATATGGACTTACAGAAGAACAAATTTTCTTTGAAAAACAAACAGAGGTGACAGATGGAGATAACAGCGAACCTGCTGAAGCTGGCGAATGAATGGATTATTGCTCAGGTAGAGGAGATTGATGGTGCCACTTCCATAGGTGACCCTGATTGCGTCCTGAAAGATCCATACGTAGTAGAATGTGATGGGGAGATTAAATCTTGGCCTCCTAATTCAAATGACAAAGAAGTGATTGTCAGATCGTCTGACATTACAACACTTGTCAATCCAAGCACTAAATTACTTTCTGCTTATCTTTGTAAGATTGAACCGCCAAAGTCTGAATGAAATTTTACATAAACGTTGAACAAGCTGGCAATAATTTGCTAGTCCGTGGTTATGAAAATGGCAATCGTTACAGCGTTAGGGTTCCTTTCAACCCTACGCTGTATTTGCCTACAAAAAACTATTCTGAATGGCGTACTCTTGAGGGAGACTGTGTAGAACCTCACAAATTTGGTTCGATTACAGAAGCACGAGATTTTGTTAAGGAGTATCAAAGTGTAAACAATTTTGAGATCTATGGTAATACTAGATTTCTTTATCAATATATTGCGGAAGAACAATCGGAAGAAGAAGTCAAATTTGACAGCAGTAAGATTCGTATATTTACAATCGATATTGAAACCGCCGCCGAAAACGGATTTCCCGATATTGAAACTGCTGATCAAGAGATACTTGCCATCTCAATCAAAGACAGTTTTTCTGGTCGAATTACTGTCTGGGGAGCACGACCCTACGACAATAAAGATCCGATGGTTGATTACATGCACTTTAGACAGGAAGAAAGCATGTTATCGGCTTTCATAGATTTTTGGCAAGCAAATTATCCTGATGTAATTACTGGTTGGAACGTACAGCTATTTGATATGCCGTACATCCACAATCGCATCAATCGTGTTTTGGGTGAGAAGTTTACCAAATTTTTGTCCCCGTGGAAACTTGTATCAACTCGTGAAATTTATATCAAGGGTCGTAAGCAAATGGCAATTGATACCCTTGGCATTTCTACTTTAGATTATCTTGAGTTGTATAAGAAGTTTACTTATACTAACCAAGAGAGTTACAAACTTGATCACATCTGTAATGTAGAACTTGATGCCAAGAAATTGGACCACTCAGAGTTTGATACCTTCAAAGAGTTCTACGAGAATGATTGGCAAAAGTTTATTGAGTATAACATTCATGACGTTCGCCTGGTAGATCAACTGGACGACAAGATGAAATTACTTGAACTTGCATTCACTATGGCATACGACGCCAAGGTGAATTATGAAGATGTGTTTAGTCAGGTTCGGATGTGGGATAACTACATATATGTGGAGTTACTGAAACGTAAAGTCGCTATTCCTCCCAAGAAAGAAGAAACTAAAACGGAAAAGTATGCAGGGGCATATGTCAAAGAACCAATTCCTGGGTTTTATGATTGGGTGGTCAGTTTTGATCTTAATAGTCTATATCCTCATCTTATTATGCAGTACAACATTTCACCAGAAACTCTTACTGAAAAGAGACATCCCTCTGCAAATGTTGAAAGGTTCCTGAATAAAGAGATTAAACTTGATACCGAGTATTGTGTTGCTGCTAACGGCGCACAATATCGTAAAGACATTCATGGTTTTCTGCCACAGATGATGCAGACGATGTATGATGGTCGTGTCATCTATAAGAAGAAAATGCTTGAGGCAAAGCAACAATATGAAAAAACACCTACGGTAGAACTTATGAAAGAAATTGCCCGCTGTAATAATATTCAGATGGCAAAGAAAATTTCCTTGAACTCTGCTTATGGTGCTATCGGTAACGAGCATTTCCGTTATTATAAACTAGCAAATGCTGAAGCAATCACTTTGTCTGGTCAGCTTTCCATTCGATGGATTGAGAACAAGATGAATGCCTATTTCAATAAACTCTTGAAAACTAATGAGGTTGACTATGTTATTGCTTCTGATACTGATTCTATTTACCTTAATATGGGTCCTCTGGTGGACAAGATATTCGCTAACAGAGAGAAAACTAGTGAAAGCGTTGTTACGTTCCTTGATAAGGTCTGTAGTATGGAACTTGAAAAGTATATTGAGAGTTCTTACCAAGAACTGGCGGACTATGTAAATGCTTACGACCAGAAGATGCAGATGAAACGAGAGAATATTGCTGATCGTGGGATCTGGACTGCCAAGAAGCGATATATACTTAATGTGTGGGATAGCGAAGGAGTCCGTTACAAGGAACCTAAGATGAAGATTATGGGATTGGAGACAGCACGTTCTTCTACACCAGCATATTTTAGGGACAAATTGTATGCAGCATTTAAGATCATTATCGGCAAAACAAATGGTGAACTTATCGATTTTATTAATGACGTGCGAACAGAAACTCGCCAACGACCATACAACGAAGTTGCTTTCCCCAGAGGTGTCAACAATTTGGCAAAGTATAGACATCCCACAGATATTTACAAGAAAGCAACCCCCATTCATGTGAGAGGAGCTCTTCTTTACAATCATTTTGTGAAGAAGTATAAGATTGAGAACAAACATCCTCTTATTCAAGAGGGTGAGAAAATTAAATTTATGTATCTCAAGACACCAAATCCAATTCATGAAAATTGTATCAGCTTCTTTGGTGATCTTCCACCAGAGTTTGGACTGGAAAAATATGTGGATTACGCGACACAATTTGAAAAGTCATTCATAGAACCGCTCAAAAATGTGCTACAATGTATTGGTTGGACGCATGAGAAAAAAGTTTCAATTGGGAGTTTCTTTGAATGAACGTCTGGGTTGTGAGTTGGACTAATCATATTGTGGGGCAGATTGGTCTAGATAGTATCAAATGTTTTCAGGAGTATGAAACTGCCAGAGGATTTGCTAAAATAATGAGTAACGAATACTGTTACGTAAACATGTATGAAGATGAGGTAAAACAATGGGATTCCTAGATACTGTAATTAAAGATAGTGGAAATGAGTTTGCTGGGTTTGTTAGTGATGGGGTCTCTGCTGGCGACATTACATCTTACGTTGATACTGGTTCTTATATTTTTAATGCCCTCGTTAGTGGTTCGTTGTTTGGGGGTCTTCCTTCCAATAAGGTTACTGCTCTGGCAGGAGAATCAAGTACTGGAAAGACTTTTTTTGCTCTTTCTGTTGTTCGTAATTTCCTTACTACCAATCTTACGGGCGGAGTCATTTATTTTGAATCTGAATCTGCTATTTCTCGAGAAATGATTGAGAGTCGTGGTATTGATTCAAAGCGTATGATTATTATGCCTGTCGGTACGATTGAAGAGTTTCGTACTCAAGCTTGTCGTATCCTTGACAAGTATATGAAAGAACCCAAAGATGAACGAGTGCCTATGCTGTTCGTTCTTGATAGTCTTGGTATGCTTTCTACCAACAAAGAAATAGAAGATGTTGCTAACGATAAACAAGTTCGTGACATGACAAAATCTCAATTGATCAAGGGTGCCTTCCGAGTGCTGACCTTGAAACTGGGTCAAGCAAATGTGCCTATGATTGTCACCAACCACACATATGATGTGATTGGATCTTATGTTCCTACTAAAGAGATGGGCGGTGGTACAGGTCTTAAGTATGCTGCTTCTACAATCATCTATCTTGGAAAGAAGAAGATAAAAGAAAAAGATGGCACAGAAATTGTGGGTAACATTATCAAGTGCGAAGCTAAAAAATCACGACTAACAAAGGAAGGTAGTAAAATTGAAACTAGACTCTATTTTGATGAACGCGGACTGGATCGCTATTACGGGTTATTGGAACTGGGTGAGGAGCACGGAGTTTTCACTCATAAGGGCAATCGTATCGTTGTTGGCGAATCCTCTGTTTATCCTTCTGTTATTCTTGCCGATCCCGAAAAGTATTTTACCGAAGAAGTGATGGCACAACTAGAAGAAGCAGCAAGAAAAGAATTTACCTATGGTAACTGAACGTATTGAAGAAACTATCTTGCGTAACCTTATTTACAATGAGGAGTATTACCGTAAGGTAGTTCCTTTCCTAAAAGCAAATTATTTTAATGAGTATCATGAACGTATTATCTTTGA